TCAGTCCTAGCAACTCAAGGATATACTTATTATACTCATCAACACCAGATTTGAAGGTCGATCCATCATCAATAATCTCTCCATTTCGATACATGGTAATAACTATCTCCGGAGATCCTTTTTTGTAGATGGTGCGATCGATCTCTAGCTCTGTGTTATCACTGGTATTATCCAGACATATTTTGATGTATGCACTTTTTTCCTCATTATTTATAAGCTCATCGTTTTTGACTTGACGTAATGGAGATCCAGTTAATCCAAAAACAATTGCCTCGGTTAATGCTGATTTCCCGGAACCATTATTCTTTTGCCCCTCATTGTCCAAATTGTGACCAAAAACAAGGGTGGTAACTCCTTGGTTAAACGAGTATTCGACATCCTTCAGGGTACAGATGTTTTTTATTTGAATTTTATTTATTCTCCACATGATCTATTGGATTACATTAAGATATCTTATTCCTACCTCGACTTCCTCATTGTCGATATTGTTGTTCTCGCAAAACGCTGAGTACATATCTTTTAGACCAGACTTGTCAAAACGTTTTTCAAAGCTATTCTGGGAGACTTTCGCCCGTTCTGTGACAGATTGTGCCACCTCGACCTTGCTCGCTCCAGAATCGATTAAAAACTGCTTATCTAAGCTCTTGACTTGCTCTGGATCGCAAAGGATCTTTACACGTACACGATACCCGTCTTGGGTAAGATCCTCTATCGTCTCCTTGATATGCGAGTTGATCTCATCGAACGATAATTCAAGTGTCTTGTATCTGATATTCACCTTGTTTTGTACGAATTCCGTGTCACTGTCCGAAAATAGGATAGTGTATCCCTTTTCCTCGTCCTCGCCAAAATTGTGCTGGCGTGAACTACCGATATATTCAATGTTGTCAAACTTGCAGCGGTTATGGTAATGACCTACTAATACCTTATCCCATTTATAGAACATGTCAGCCGGAAGCTCGTCATCGGTAGGCTGGGAGAGCGCTCCTCTGATACCTTGGTGAATATACAAGATTCGTTTTTGATAATCGGTTCCGTCAAGATAATCCAACAACTCATCATGTTTCTGCGTGAAGGAACCGTTCTCTGGAAAATAGGAAATCAATCCCACGGTTAGATCACCGAACCCAACCTCTCCCCAAGTATCTATCACACGAACGTTATCGAATGAGTCGAATACGTGGCAATATCCTCTGGCCGCTTCTTGGTCTACCAGATCATGATTGCCTTCTATAAGGGTAACACTAATATTGTTATCAAGACATTCTTGGAAAGCGTCATGTACGGCTAACAAAATATCTAGATTCTGGGAGGATCTGCTTAGGAATAAGTCTCCTCCTACCAATATGTGATTAATCTGATAATCAATGGCTAGATCGATAGCTTCCTTCCAGTTCAGTTTAAAGTCATTGATGGTATCCTTGCCAACGTGTATGTCATTCAAGAGCAAGGCTACGGCTTTTTTATTCATTAACTACTCCATTTTGTAATTGAATCATTTTCTTTACTACTTGTAGCTTGTTTAAAAAAGGGTATACCAAATAAACTTTGATATACCCTTGAAAAATTATAAACGGAACTGACTATTTTCTTCTTCTGCGACCGACTGCGGGTTCAGCGGTTGCGTCTTGGTTGGAACAATCTTCTTCGTTGCTCTCATTACCTTCCTCTTGAGGATCTTCCTTTTCTTCCTTGGAATTTACGGATGTAGATTGGCTGGTCTTTACGGATGGCTCTTCACCCAAAGTTTCTAATTCCGCTTCGATCTCATCCAGTAAAGCCATATTAGTCTTCTTCCGTTCTACCTTTACCGATAGATTTCTGGATTTGATGTACTCTGCGATCAAGCTTCTTAGATTCTGCCCCTCGTCAGACTTGTCGGTGATACCCTTTCCCGTGAGATCATCGTACATGGCTGATAGCTTGTCATAAGTAATGGTATCATCCGGCTCATCGTTACCGTTATCTCCTTTCTTGAAAGAGAAACTGGAGGTATCATCAGCTGGTAGCTCACCCTTCAATATCTCGATAGCGTTTACCATCTCTTCATTGGACATGATGCTCTGACCGATTGTCTCATCGTATTGTTTCAAGAACTCGATAGTCGCTCCCAAATGATATTTCGTATATCGTTTGACGATATCTGTTAGGAGAGGAGCCTTGACAAGATCGGTGAGTTGTTTCTCATCTAATGGCAGGGAGTCACCAAGAATATCGATCGAGAAAACATATTCTGTCTTTGGGCCTTTCTTTTTTTGGATCTCAACCGGGTATCCCTTGTCAAAGGACGAGATAGGGCATGGATACTTCGGATTCTTATTTTTCTCCACTAATTTTTTCCATACAGGATCTTTTTGGTCCTCCAAACCTTTCCACTGGCCATTAGACGCTTCCCAGATCATCATGCCTTCTTCCATGTTATCCAAGTCATAGATATACATGGCATGATTGTAGTCATACTTCAAACCGCCACCGAAAGAGCCATTCTTAATCTTATCCTCAAGATCCTTATCGCCCTTGACTGCGTCCAAGGCCAGTTTTTTGTAGGTATCGATCAAATCAACGGAATAGCCAGCATCAATAGCTCTACATACCTTGATATTGATATCCTTACCTGTATCTGGATTGTTTATTTTCAACCATTTTTGACGAACTGGGTGCTCATAGCCTCTACGTTCATCCTTCGGGGATAACGGCAAGATACGAATACGATAAGTCTTGGCCTTATCCATAATGAAATTCTTAAACCTAGTGAAGGTTAACTCTTCTGCCGATTTTCTTGCCTGTGCTTCTTCTAATGTCTCTTGTGAATCTGCGAATAACTGTTGTAATGATTTTTGTTCTAGATCTTTTTCTTCTACTTCTGACATGATTTGCTTGTTTAAATTGTGGTACTTAAATTTTTCTGTTATAATCCGTCCATTGGTCATTATAAGCGCCTATATAGGCTTCGGAAACCTCCCATTTCTTGTAATCGAGTCTTTCTTTTAACTCAATCCCTAGATTCTCGGAGGAGAACAATATTATTTTCTCGATAACATCGTCTAGTTCCTGTGGACTACAATTCTTTAAATCTTGGTATCGAAAATAATTACGGAATATTCTTGTCTCTCTTACGGGAGCAAACATCTTTTCGAATTTTCGATATAATACCTCTGTTGAAGGATGATCGGGTAGTTCTTCTGATATGATTTTCAATACTACGCCGAAGAGGTATTTCATTCTAGGAAGGGTGTTGTTTGGTTTTTTGTTGCAAATATAAAACGCATATTCTCCATTTGGTAGCTTGCGAGTTTCTCTTTGCAATTCTGCTAAATCTGGTCTCTTATCCCTAATGTGAACCAGCCCTTTTTTTAAAATTGACACTACTTCATTTTTTTCATTTATTTGTTGTTTTAATATTACGGTACAAATGTATATAGTATATTTTAAATATACAAATATTTGTACCGTAAAATATTTATAATTTATTTTTTATCCGCACTTAGATGATCCGCAAGAAGTACAAATTAAACATCCTTCTTGAAAGATTAATGTCTCTTGTCCACAATTAGGACATTTCTGTCCTTTTGCTTTTGTGCCGTCTTGGATGTATCCTTTTAACGCACGAATAACACCGTTTCTCCAGTTATTAATAGATTCATTATTCCATTCAAGACTTTGGATAAGTGATACCACTTTATGTATCGGCATCTCGTATCTTAACGTGGCCGAAATCAGTTTGGCATAATTCCAAAACTCAGGGGAGAACCTGTTCTCTAAATTATCGATCGAGCCACCAATACCGGCCTTATTGACGAAACTGAATCTGTAATGTTTGTTCCCGTCCTCATCCTTGTATTTTTCAATCTCTCCATTCTTGATACTTTTAGGCAATAAAATACCATTGTCCTCATCAGCTATGCCAGTGAATATCTCGTATGGTCTGTTATTTAAGATACCGACAAAAGCGATCCAATTTTGGGAGTTATGCTTGAAACGGACAACCTCGGCTTTCAGTCTCTTTGGTCGCTTGGTGTTCTCTTGGTTTTTCTTCTGCTCATCCTTAGTATTTGTGGAGACCAAAACACCAGAGCGAGAACCATCCCTGTAAACAGTACAACCCTTACAACCTGATCTCCATGCCTCAATATATAACTCGTTAACCAATTCCTCGGATACATCTTTTGGTAAATTAATTGTTACGCTTATTGAATGATCCACCCATTTCTGGATTCGTCCTTGCATCTTAACCTTTTGGAGCCAATCAATATCGTTTGATGTTGATTTATAATAAGGAGATAATTTAACTAATGAGTCTATCTCTTCTTGACTGGCGTTAGATTCCATATGGATATCGTTCATTTCCATCCAGACCTTGAACTTGGGATGAATGACCAAAAACTCCTCGAACGAATCGCCGTTCTCATCCACAAAATCAACTTTGGAACAAGTATCTGTTGGATTGATCTTTCTCCTTCGTTTATATATAGGTAAGAACACGGGTTCTATTCCGGATGATGTCTGGGTCATTAAGCTAACCGTACCGGTTGGGGCGATGGTCAAACAAGCGATATTTCTACGGCCATATTTTTCTAGCGCTTCCCCAAATTCCGGATCTGCTTCCTTCAATCTGTTGATAAAAGGATTGTCTTTCTCCAATACTGAGTCATACACAGGGAATGTTCCCCTTTCTCTGGCTAGGTTGACACTTGATTTATAGACGTTCAAGGCTATGATCTTGTGTATGTTCTCTGAAAAATCAATAGAAGCTTCTGTTCCATAGCGATAACCTAAAGCCGCCAACATGTCTCCTTCAGCCGTAATGCCAACACCGATACGTCTTCCCATCAAACACTTCTCTCGAATTTTCTCCCATAATTTTAGCTCGGTATGTTTTACCTCCTCGCTTTCTGGATCGGATTTGACCTTCTTGATAATTTGGTCGATCTTCTCAATCTCCAAGTCAATAATATCGTCCATGATACGTAGCGCTAACCGAGCGTGTTTCTCTAATAAATCAATATCGAATCCAGCATGATCCGTAAATGGATTCGTTACGTAAGAATACAGATTCAATGCGATCAATCTGCATGAGTCGTAAGGACATAAAGGAATCTCTCCGCAAGGATTAGTTGATACGGTTTTGAACCCGAACTCCGAATAACAATCCGGAACAGATTCTCTAATAATAGTATCCCAAAACAAGATTCCGGGTTCGGCTGATTTCCATGCGTTATGGATAATCTTGCCCCATAGTTCCTTAGCCTTGATCTCTTTTGTCATGGAAGGAGTAGGAGAGTAGATCGGGAAATTCTGGATATAAACCTCATCCTCTAAAACAGCTTCCATGAATTTATCATCTATTTTCACAGAAATATTGGCTCCAGTGACCTTTCCCTCTTCCATCTTAGCGTCAATGAATTTGTCCGCATCTGGATGATTGATTGATAGCGAAAGCATTAATGCGCCACGTCTAGAGTTCTGAGACACCTCTCTTGTTGAGTTGGAATATCTTTCCATAAAAGAAGAAACACCACTTGAACTCATGGCGGCGTTACTAACCGGAGCCATAGCTGGGCGTAAATGAGATAAATCATGCCCAACACCTCCACGTCTCTTTTCAAGTTGGATCAATTCCTCATCCACTTTCATAATTGATCCATAGGAATCAGTGTTAGATTCTTCTAGTTGACACACAAAACAATTCGAAAGTGAGGAAATTTGATACGGATTTCCGATACCTGTCATTGGGCCTCCTTGTGGTACGATATACTTGAAACGATCGAACAACTCGAACAATTCCTCCTCGTTCATCGGGTTCGGATATTTTCTCTCGATTCTAGCTATTTCTCTTGCCAACCTCCAGTGCATATCAGTAGGGGTTTTCTCATAGATGTTACCATTGGAATCCTTTAAGGCATATTTGTTTACCCATACCTTTGCGGCCAATTCATCACCATCAAAATAAATTTTTGAAGCCTCTAACGCTTCGCTAAAAGTAAAAACTTGATTCATCTTAGTTATTATGTAAGTATTGATTAAAATAGTCTGCGATCTCGTTGAAATAATGTTTTGAGGAAACATATATTATACACTCCAAGATAAGGATCGTTGGCAGATCATCTTGGTTCGGGAGCTTTTGTATTACTTGTCTGGTTATGAATCTGGCGATCATCTCTCCGGGGCGATCAAACCCTTGCGTGATACGAACAGCCTTGCAAACGCTCCTGTATAATTCTTCAATTGAAAATCCTACCTTGCTTCCATCTTGTTTAGTTACGATCTGGTTTTGGTCCAATGACATTGTTTCCTTGTTGTGTTTTGGTGAAGTTTTTTAAATATTCTCTTAGTTCCTCTTTAAAGGTTGGGGTGTTATTAAAACCACAACATTTAGGTTCTCCGCAGATTCCTCCTCGATAGACACATTTACGAACCATCATAGAGGCCAGCTCCGGATCTTCCCTGCTTATCACATCCTTGATAGCCAAAAAGATCTGATGGGTCTCCGTGGAGGCTATCAGACATAACCGTAACTTTGACATATCGATCAGTGATTGTGCGTTGACCAAAATTGACAGATTGGTTAATGTGTTTCTTCCAGCCTTGGATTTCAGTTCATCCAAAAGGTCGTACATCTCTTTGACCTCTTCTTCCGCTCTGTATTCCTCTGGGATAGCTATGATCTCCGCTAATCTGTCAGCTATATACGGACATTGGTCTTTTGCTCCATGACGATCGTTTCTCATGGTCAGCTGGAATTTCTCAATCCCTATATGATGACGTACCATGTGGGAAACGGCGAATAGTGGTGCGTTTTTGATCGTTATCCAAAATAGTTGTGTTCTGGCTGGTGAGTGTTCTGATTTATAGATACTCAATAAGCTTTGGTTGCTTTTACCGATAAAAGTAGACTCACATGCCTCAAGCATCAAGTCTCGATCAGTTAATTTTCTAACGGTAACACTGAAATTTTTGTCTAGCATTCTTGTAAATTATAGATTTTCCATTCTCTTTTGATTAGTTTTTTGACATCGGTTTCAAATATCTTACAAGCGATCTCGTATAATTCTGGGATCATGTTCAGAACTCGATCGATGTAATCAATTTTGTTTTTGATCTCAGGTTTGATGGCCTGTACTTTTTCACTATTGATTCTTCGATTAAGGCTCATATGGTATTTAAGCTCGAACTCTTTATAGAGCAATCGATATCTCTTTTGGAAATCAGTAGAGTTGTATCGAACAATTTGCGTGATCCTTTGGCGCTTTTCTGCCAATTCGATATCTTCAGTCAAACCCTCAATCACGTCTGATTTATGAGAGATAACTTCTTTCTGTTTTATATTCTCCGCTTGAAGAGCTTGTTTTTGTTTCTCTGACACAATAAGTGCTTCAAGCGCCTCTATGTAATTTTGAGGTAAGACAACAGCTGCTTTTTGCTTTTCTAACTCTAGCTCTTCCCATCGATCTATTATTTTTGCTCTTAGTTGGATATTATATCCACTAGCAAGAAGAAGACACGCTTTCTTATTTAATTCATATTTAGGTCTTGTTTCTCCTTTTTTATCTATATATTCAGATATTTTGAAAATATATTCTGAAATCTTGTTTTGGGAAGTTGCAAAATTATAAATAGCATCAATAGTTATATCGGATAGGTATTTATATTGTGTTCTATCAGATCTATGATAATCTTTCTTGATTTCATCAACGGGTACAGATCTGTACCCGTATGATTTGTTCAGATTATCAATTAGATTGCGTATATCTCGCATTACAATCTTATGTTCTTTGCCAGTTGTTTCCGCAATTTCAAGAGAACTCATCGTCTCTTTGATTGATAAATAATTCACATCATTCATTTGTTTTTGATTTTTGAAAATAGTTAGTTGACACCGTACATCTAATCTCATGCCGGTACAAGCTTTATAAAATATCTATGGTGGGGTTCGAAAGATGGTAGGTCGCATCTTATCGTCAGTGTATAGGAGGGAATGAAACCGGGAATGCGTGGGTCAAATAGGATAAAACGACAACGGAAGTATCTCCGTCAAAATTATTAGTTCCCGGTATTTTTTTAAGCTCTAAGTCATAATCGTTCTCTTTTTAGTTAACTTAATTTTGTAAAAAAATCATCCTTCCTCGAAAGAAGGTCTTGCAAAAGTATACGGAAGTTTTTTAATATGCAAGATTTATTTGAAAAATATTTCAATCATCAAAAAATCATTATCTTAAATTTTAAAATATCACTCCTCCTTCCATCCCTCTTCGGAGAGGGATTATAGAGAGAGGTTTTTATATTCTTTTATTTACTTTACTTTACTTTGTGTACTTCGGACGGAATTAATCGAGTTTCCGGAGGTAATAATCGAGTTATTGACGGAATTAATTATTTGACCCTAGGAGACGAAAAAAGGAGCACCTATAAAAAGATGCTCCTTGTTGTCATGAAAAAAATGTATCTGTCTTTTTTCTTTGTTCGATATAGCGTCTCATCTGATTTCTCTGAAGACGCTCGTAATACTCTTTTTTTACCGGTGTCATTCGTTTTGGCTTGGAAGTACAGAGCTTGTTTGTTTTGTACTCGTCCATATATCGGTAGAATTTATTTTTTTGGAAGACTGGGTTAGGGGAGGCGAGCGTGATAGCTTCTATGATTTTTATCGTAGGTTCCGGAAAAGTCCCTTTTGGAGTAGATGACATAATCAACTCATATTCGATAGGAGCCTCATATTTCAAGAAGAAACCCAATTTAGTCTCATCAAAGTGCCTTTTTTTTCTGGTTCCTTTTGGCCTTCCTTGTTTCCCCGTTGGTTTCCCTTTCGTTGTTATTCTGACTCCGTTCTGTAGTAATGGTTTCGTTGCCATGATTGCTTAAATGGTTCAAGTCGTTATTTATGTTGTATTTTCTCATGATTATAAATATTCGTTAGCATTCGCTGGTTTTTGTTTGGTTACGTATGTACAGTGAAACCTAACCGCTCTTCCTTGTTTATCCGGCCAGTAATGTATTGGACATGTAACAGTCCTATCATTAGCTTGACATTCCCACACAAGCCCGTAATTTATATCTTCCTTTCCAATTCCCGTGTTTATTGTACCGCATATATAAGTGGCTGGAGCACCAATACTGTTAGGGATTACAAACCAATTCCCCGCATTTCCTTTTGGCTCTATCATACCTCCAACCGATACTACACCTCCAACTTGTACGAATGTCAAACCATTACCGGGTTGAGCCGTACAGATTCCAGTAGTTGATTTTAGGGCAAATATTGGATCACAATAGTCCTTTACAATATTTTTCATTGAAGCTTTGATAGATTCAATCTCTCCTTCTATCGTGCTAGCCCCAGCTCCAATCTTTGCACGGATAGCAGCCTTCTCAGTATCATTTAATGTAGGCAAGTCTGTAAGTTTCTTATCCTTCCTAAGATAAGCGGTATCGCATTCATTTTTAGAATACACGCTTAAGTTACTTCTTGCCGATGACTTATCATGAACGTCACTCAAGTTGTTGCTTGCTTTCAACGCTCCACTGACGGCTTGATTTATATCGTCACCATTGGCGTAATCATCGGGATTAATCCTGTCAAGCTTGTCTTTGTCTTTAGCGGTAAAGTTCACCTCTGACAGGACCTTACCCGCTTCAGCGTTCACTTTCTTTTTCAACTCCTCATCGACATAATTCTTAGATACATATTTAGATGAAAGTGTTTCTCCGTTATTCTGCAATTCTCCAATGATATTTACTCTTCTTCCTAATAGGGTCACATCCCCATTGAGACAATGTTTGATCCTTAAGTCATTTTGAGAAGTTTCTGAGAATCCTACGCTTCCCATGATTACACCATTCAGATCCTCCCATGCGATGGATTTTCGATACTCTGGCTCCCCGTATTTGTGAGCGGTATCACGTAAAACCAAGCCAAACTCATTCCTAGACTCCTCGTTGATCGTACAGTAAGAATAATTCATATTCATGGCTCCATCTGATCGGAACAACAACTTTCTTTTACCATTATATACATTAAAATGCCTAGATTTGGTTGCTCCACCATCATAACCGCTTCTATTAATGTTTATGGAGCCATTCTCGCTATTATCAAAATAATTATAAATGTCTGTACCGGAGATTAGTAGCTCCTTGTTTCTTATCTCATTGGTCATTAATTCATTAATGGCTACATTGGTTGGGGTAATGACTAGTTTTTCTATACCATCTGATATGAACCTTATCATGTCATCAAAACCAAATAATAACCTGCTAGATTCCTTTCCATCCTTCAAGAAAGTAAATTGGGCGTTTCCCTCAGACGTTATCTTCTCCTCTAACTCAACTTGCTTGTCTGGATTCTTGATCGAGAAGTTGGAATCATTGACAATATTTCCTTTTATATACAAGTTTTTCTCCATCACGATATTCTTGGAGATGGTTTGCTGCTCAAAAGAACTATCAAGTGTTACCGCATACTTCCCGAAGAACTCATCCTTCAATCGAGGGATATAACTATCTGTTATCTTGATGTATTGCTTGTCAAGTGGGCGTTCGTTTGTCCCGAAGCACTCATAATGAATACATCCTTGCTGTGTTGCATTCTGCGCATATGATACGGATTCTGTTCTTTCGCTTTCTACTATATAGTATGGATTGGAAAGATCAACAGTCGCTCCCTCAAAATGACGAATTTTCCCATTGATGTAGACATATCCAGCGGATATATCCATGTTATTGTTGTTTCCTGTAGTTTTACAACCTGAGATAATGAAATTCTTGCATCCATCAAAAATAGATGCTAAGGACAGTGATAATTCTTGGAGACCGATAAAATCTTCTATATAGGTATATCGACCTCCTGTTTTTGCAACGTATTCTCTCATTTAGATTCTGATATTTTAATTTGAAATGTTTTTCCAGCGATCCTGTACTCCTTGATTGTATTGGCTATCATAGGTACGAACTCCTCTTGCGGGATATTTATCTCTGGAACGGATACGCTAAAGCTAGCCTTGTTGATGGTAAGGTTTTCTTGCCGGTAATAAAATAGCTTGGGTTCCTCGTTTGTTCCTATGACAGAATCCCAAGAATCATCAATGTTCCATACCGTGCAAGGCGTAAGGTTTGGATCTTTTTTTCTGTATATGGGAACACCAATATCGATAGCGTCCTCGATTTCTATGGAATCGTTCTTATCTACGAAATATTTTTGATATTTCTGATTCAGATACCATGTAAACAAAATCACTTGACTTGTCATGGATGCCTCGATCTTTTTCTCCCTTGCGAAATCAAGAAACTTGGAGTTGGTTTTTTGCAAGGGAGATACCAACGACTGAAGGAATAGCACGTATTTTCTGTTCCTGAGAAAGTATGGAACAAGCATATTGACCAGCCTGTCAAAATTTATGGAATACCTGCTCATAATGAATCAACCTTTAATACGATAGATTCACGGAAGTTAGGAATATCCTTCTCTTCTCCCTCCTTGGATGATTCCCTGAGAAAACCAGAGCTTGCATATGTCATTCTTCCGACCCTTTTCTCTTCGGATTGTGTACCATCACTTTCGTAGGAAACGATATATACCCCTTGTTGAGGTACAGCGTTTACGTCCATATATACGTCAGTTACATGCTCGACAGCCATCAAACAACTTATGATACTGGATACATAGATTGCCGAGTTGAATTTTGTCTCCATGATGAATTTGTTCAAGGCATCGTCAAGCGCACTTCTCATTGCCTCTTCCATTACGCTACCATCATAAAAGACAGTAAGTCGTGGAATGATTATATCGCCTTTCCTGCTAACCACCTCTATATAAGTCCCAGCGAACTTAATCTGATTGATATAAGCGGTAACTTGCGTCAATTGATCTTCAGTGAGAGGGGATAGTTTTCCGTTGGTTCCAGTGGCTACTTTCAAGATGAGCTTCGTGTCAAGGCTCTGAGGATTGCTACTCTCTTGGTAAGATGCTTGCGTGATGATTCTTTTTGTCTCGTCTGTCTTTTCATACCCAAATCCCAATCCGTCATCCTTAATTTTTAGTTTGTCACCATGTTGATATTTCAACGCTGCATTGACATAGTAGGAAGGAGTTCCATTGATCCTGTCCTTGATGATATCATTGATATCAACAATAAACGTGTCCATGATTGTCTCGAAAGAATAGATAGCGGCCGAGACGAACCACGCTATCCCGTTAATGACGGATACTTTGGAATCGCTCTTGTATTCGGATAATTCAAGACGCTTGTCCTTTTCCGCTACGATCTCTTTGTATATCTCATTTATGCTTCTTGCCATTGTTAAATCGTATATGTTTTATTGTTTAGGATTATTTTCCAAGGACCACTTGATTCCTTATGCTCGTTAACCAATACCCAGATAGCCTCCATCCCGCTTTTTGGATGGAGTAGGATATCCGGCTTCTTGTACTCTCCGGATGGCAATGTTGAGCCGACAAGATTTATGGTGCAATTCCTCCTTATCCCATAATTCTCGACAAGCCCGATAAGATACTTATCCACGACACCAGACCCAATATTACAATAACCTAAATTTATGGTATGGGCGTTTTTAAGATCGATTAGGGGAGAAAGGTCATTGAGCCTGCATTTTATGAATCCTGCCTCTACTAATCCTTTTGGATCTACCATCTGCATGAAATCAATTCCTGACAGTTTCGTGGCCCCGTTGATCTTTATGGTTTCCATATGCAGGGGAGCGAAAGATAATATATTGTTAGGATACAAGTCTGATAAGTCCAAGTCATATAGTTTGAAATCACCGAACAATCTTATTCTCCTGTCTACGGTTGTATCGCTCGTAAGTATGTGACTGTAATATTTATAAGAGCTGGAAAGCGTTATTCTCTCGATCTCAGCATTGTCTCCCCAATCAACATATATATCACCCTCTCCAGAAGCACTGATTCCTATCATCTTTTTGTCTGAGGAACAATATATTTGCATCCTTATATTGGTATGCTCTTTGAAATATATGTCACCAATCCGATTAGAGGGAACGATATTGTTGCTTTTGTAATATTGCAGTACTGTTTGATCCTCGTAATAATATGGCGTGTATTGTAGCCTGTCTCCACTTTTTATCTCAGAATCGATCGAGAGAGAAGGGTTGTTCGCCATTAAATCTAACAAGCCCTCTATTGACCCATATAGGGATAAAGCTACATCAAAAAGGTTCTGTCCTGTTTGTACCGTGTACTCAGCCATGTTATATCTCCTCTCTCGCTTTAATGGCTATCTCTCCAGTTTCGGAGTCTATGTTAACTTCCTCGACAAACATCTTATCCCGGTTAAACTCCTCCTTGATCTTGATTCCTAAGCTGGAATCGTTAATATTACCGTTAAGGTATTCTTGGAGCGCTATCCCTGTAGTAGGATATTGATAGAGGTTCCCGGCGTAGCTTTTCAGTAGATAGGACTCGTTTTGCTCAAGCGACTCGCATAAGGATAGATCGTAAGAATACATGTCCGACACATACACTTGATTATCTATTAGATTGAAACAATAGCAGAATCGATCCGATATGACAGGGAGCGTGGATGCGTATACCTCTTTGTCATTTAAGTCCTTAACCGTATAATACTCGCTGTTGTCGATAGGGTTAAGGATCGGGTAAGCGTTATTGGACCCATCTATAGCCCAAAATGACATCTTTATCTTTTTATATTTCAAGCAAGCCGGGATATATACGCCAACACCTTCCTCCAAGTCATTATTCTGGATGTTACTCTTGAATTGACATTTTCCGTATAAATAATAATCATCCTCTTTTATCCAAGAAAAATCAACCATGTACCGAGGAGTCTTTTCCGATAGGGATAGATCTCCGGTATCAAAGTCTACCGCAATATCTGTTCTCATATTCTTTATCGTTGTTTATTAAGATTAGGTTATATATTGTTGTTTTGTTGATACAAAAAAGGGGAGAAAAGCTTGTTCGCTAATCTCCCCATGTCATAGTTGTTTTGGTTTTTAATTGGTTTATCCTACCTTTGCTACCCCCTGTTAAAGATGAATGAGATCAAAACCTAATTTTTAACCCTTAAATCAGTGTATTATGATTATAAACCACATGAATAAGTTAGTGGTGTTCGTTCACGCATATTACAGAACTCGTTTCGGTAGAACTGAGTATGTGAGACAACACTATCGTTCATTGCCTCGTAGATAGAAGTTGTAATTTATCTTAAGGTGGTGAACGGGGGAAGGCGGTGGGAGAATCGTTCTTACGCTCTATTGAATTTATGTATATATTTGCGTTTTTCAATTATTTAGAGCGTCTTATTTAAAGGCCAGTTGATTTTTATTGACTGGCCTTTTTGTTAATAGGGCTAGGGTAGAAGGCTACTTATTTTCTTCGATAAGCGGAGCACATTCATTAAACACACGCTCGATAAACTTCCACACATCATCCGTGTACTCTTTCTCCGACACTCCCTCACAAGCCTCGTTAAGGTATTTGGCTAGGTCCTTGGTGATCTCCAACTCGATCGGGTTCTCTTGATCTATCTGAGGATTCCAAGAGATAGATCCCGTTTCCTCGTCTTGCTTGATCTGGTACTTCTCATTATCTTCCTCCGATAACTGTACTTGTTTCACCAGTTCTTTTTTCAAGTTATACGTCTTATAGTCCACCGGTTTTTGTGGTAAAAGGTTCAAGAGATAGAACCTGTCTTTAACGAATAGTTTCATTTTGTTATTAATTTATTGATTATCAATATTTTATTATTT